TTACTACATTTACGCCATCTACCCACAACTTAAGACCATCTGCATCTGTAGTTCCATCATAAGAAAACATTACGTGATGCCAATTACCATCTTGAATTCTTGATGGAACTGGGTCAGTAATTTGAACAAGTGTTCCGTCTGCATTCCATAACTGAACCATTAGGTCATTGAATACTACGATTAGATTCCAATTTCGTGTTGCTCCTCCGCTTTGGTCTTCTGAAATAAGGCTCTTTAATGTCAAAGTTCCAGCAGGCATTTTAGCCCAGACTGATACAGAGATAGCAGTTGAAAGTCCGAGAGATGTTACTAATGGACCTAATCTTACTGCATCGTCAATCCCATCAAACTCCATAGAGTAGGTACTGCTAAACGGGGCATCTCCAGCCCCAAAGAAACCAAAAGGTTTTAACATTATATTTCTGTTTGCCAAGCACTTGTACCCATTAAGGTAACTGCTGCTTCGTGGTCTAATATTGCACTTCTGTCGGCTTCTGGTACTGCTTCAATTGATATTGGTATATAGGGTGCTCCCTCTACCCATTTAGTGACAAATTCACTTCCATCTATTGAATACCTTAAATCTGCCTTACTCCCTATTAACTGGCTGAAATCTACAGTATTTATTTCTGTTGTCTTTACGGTTATATAACTATTATGATTGCTCATTTTCTTTTTTTTTAAGTTGGTACATCTTCTGTTCGTGAATCTTCTTCCATATTAACAGAAGTCATTCCATTTTCATTGCTTGGCGAATCTAATACCTTGTCAGCTTCATCCATACTTGCACTCACTCCACTGTTTAGATTTGTAGGTGTGTCAAGTGTTAAATCTACCTCATCCATATTTGCAGATGTGCCAGTATTAGAATTTGTTGAATTATCAGGTACTGTCCAATTAGTACTAAACGTAGCATCGTCAAAAATCCAATAACCAACTAATCCTGATTCAGCACTTAAATCAGTTGGCACTCCTGAGTTGTATATAGCAGCTACTTCTACTGCCGATTTTGCTGAACTAAAAATAGATACATCGTCAATATTTCCATCAATATGAGCTGCTCCTGCAAATAGCCCCTCACCAATATAAAGGTTTTCGGTTGCACTATTTAATGTTCCTGTAGTTGATGTATCAGTTATTACCGCTACTCCATCTTCATAAACTATCGCAGTAGTTGTTGAGTTATCCCAGACAAAACATAAGTGATGCCAATTACCATCACATAAATCACCTGCTCCCGTGCCTGGTGGTGGTACTTCAACCCCTCCCAATGTTTTAAAACTATTACCATAGGCTCCCTTTAATCTGTACGTAAACCTTCCTTTAGTATTAACTGCAGCGGCTGAACCCTGATAAATATCAACGTGTTTATCTAAACTTATCAATACACCAGCACTTACATAAGTACTTGATTTAAACCATACAGATATAGTTAATGCAGTCGCACTATTTAAATGACTAAAAGCACCGCAATCAACATACTCATTTACCCCATCAAACACAAAACTCTTTTGTGAGAATAATGCTGATTTTGTAGCATCTGGTAGTAACCAATTAGTGCCATTCCAAGTAGCTCCTTCTCCCATCCTCCACCAAGCTACTAAATTACTTTCACTACTTAAATCAATTGGTCTATTTGCAGTAGAAACATCTGATGGCACTTTTACTGCATCGAACACTGAAACTTCATCTATATTACCTTGAAAAAACCAACCTGCAGCAGAAGTCAAACTACCTATCGTTGGTTCAACTGTAGATGTTGCTCTTAAACCTGATGCACCTGATGTTGCTTGATGATTTAATACTCCGTCAATGTATAATTTAATTCCATTCGTAGTTGTAGTTCCATCGTATGTGCCTAATAAATGATGCCAATTCCCATCATTAGGAGTAAAGCCAGTTGATGTATTACCATAGTAATTGCCATCTGATGCATAAATGCTCCAATAAATGACATTATAACCAGTTCCTCTCCACAGTAAATTCCAGTTTCTATTTACTCCACCAGTTTCATCTTCAACTACTAACGCTTGAATATTTGTTCCACCACCACCAGTATTTGTTGTGGGAATTTTAAACCAACAAGAAACAGAGATTGCGCCAGTAATTCCTAAAGATGCTGCACCAATTTCTATTGAATCATCAACCCCATCAAACTCCATTGAATACTGAGAAAAATAATCAGATGCCATTTCGTTTGGTATATCCCATTCTGCATTTCTAAACAATGCAGTACCATCTCCATTTCTCCACCATACAATAGGATTACTTACTAATGTGTCCTTTAAGTCCGTAGGAGAGCCTGAATTATATAAGGCTGTTACATTGGCAGCACTTAATGCGCTATTCCATCCAGAAAATTCATCTATAAAACCATCTATTGGTAATGCGAAATTTCCTTGCGCGCCTAATACGTGGAATGTTGTATCAGTTCCATCATATACACCTACTACTGTTTTTGTTTTTAAACTTCCATCGACATATAAATCAGCAGACGTACTATTTCTTACAAAAGCGTAGTGATGCCACGCATTATCACTCAACTCTGTTACTCCTACCCAAGTTGAGTACTTAGTTCCAACTCTAAAAGCTACTTGACCTGTTCCTGTAGCTAACTGAACAACATAATCATATTGATTATCATCTTCGCCAAGTAGTGTATTATTTGCATTTGTGCCACCTTTAAACCAATAAGAGATAGTACTATTTACTCCTAAGTTTACTTTCGCAGGTGTTGTTAAATATTCATTTACTCCATCAAACTCTAATGAGTAGGTGTTTTCAAATGGAATACCACTAAAACCAAAAAAACCAAAGGGTTTTAACATTTTAACTAAAGTTTAAAGAATCCACACCATACATATTTGTGCCATCCGTAATGAACGTAATGATATCTACTGCATCACCAGCTGCAGTCAGCGTTGGCGCAGTTCCACCTTTCCATTTATAATTACCACCCCAAGTTACAGTAAGCGACCCTAGTGCATCCTGTTTTAATATAATTACATAAGTACCCCCATTTATTAAATTAGTAGGGTTATTAATTGTTCTTGCACCAGTTGCCGTAAGCATACTTAAAGTAACCACTTCTTTTGTTGCATCCCAATCAATTTCTCCTGCATCTGTTAATGTTGCAGCTGCCGTTGTTAGACCCTGGAAGAATGTTCCATTATGTACCTTTACTCTATTTTCAGATGAGTTGTATATTTGCATACCTGCTATTGCTGCATCTGATAAAGTATTTTGTTGAACATCGGTTAATCTGTTCATAATTAACCCAGCGTCAGTGCCTCCAAGTTCGAGCTGCGCCTGCTCTCCAACTACTGAAACCCCAATACCAATTTGCGACGATGCTGATGTGAGTGTTAATACGTTTGATGCAAACTTGAAAGTGCTAGTTCCTGTAAACCCCCCAGAGCCATCATTGGTTTGTACAGAATTAATTACACCCCCAGAGTGGGCGTGACCTCCCTCTATGAGTTTAATGATTTCATTAGAATTGTTCTGCGTTGTTAGCGCCACATCTAATGCATTACGTAAATTTCCTGAAACTGCCATAAGTTAAGTGTTAAAATTATTGTGTTTTTACAAATATAAGAATTTTATTATATCATTGTTTTTTTAAAAACAAGGTTAAAATTGTTATCATATGAAAGTTTATTTTTCACTTTCTTCATTTTTACTGTCTCTGGTTCCATTGGTGTTAAGTGAGTAAAACTTTGCCCGCATATGTAAGCATATACAACCGCATCAATGACATCATCGTGGTAATACTTTGGATTTTCTACTCTAAATGTTTCATTACCTGATGAGCTTACCTTTCTAACAAAGGTTTTTAGTTGTATCCAAAAATCTTCTATAAGAATATTATCTCCATACACTTCAAGCATTTCTTGAATCTTATTTAAAATAAACCTTGCTGTATTGCCTTTTTTGTTGATTCCAAGCCTTTGCCCCATTGTTGTTCTTAAATGCGCTGAGAGCATATTATTTGGAACGAGAACCCTATAATGCCCCCTGGCATCTACATAGTCCATAAAGCCACTCCCTACATTTGATTCTACAAGGTTTCTGCTTCTATGTGGGTCGTAGTATAACCCAAGCAAAAGTGTTTGTAGGTAGCAATACCTATAATCTGGGGTTCTAAAATTCAAACAAGCCACTGGGCTTCCTTCTACATTATCCCATATTGCAGAAGCCATAAGGGAATGACCTGTTTCTGTATACACAGGGTCTGTTCCCTGATAGTACCTGTTTTTCCAATTTCTTTCAGGGTGTTTTATAATAGTAACAGTAGCCCTAGGGTCATCATCTTCTGTAGGTACAAAGGTTGCTCCTTTTATGTGGAAAGGAACATCACTGCTTTCTCCTTCAGCCCTGTTGTAATCAAAATCTGGTTCGAAGAACCCCATTTTTGGTTTTACTAAGGCTTCTAAATTTTTTATTTTCTTAATGCTTTGATTAATTTTCTCTACAGACCACAGGGTTTCACTTGAAACAAGGAACATATCATCCATTGTCATTGGATAGTGTTGGTGGAACTGAACTGCAGAATCATCTCCTTTGGAATAATAGAACTTTTTTTCTTGGTCATAGAACTTTTCATCTACGCCAGGTTTTGAAAACGCATCAAAGAAAACAGGGATTATACCATAATGGAAATTCCTTTCCTTCCAGGCTTCTCTTGCCGCCTTGAACTCTACTTCAAATTCTCTACCCCCGCCTGACATTTCTCCCCCTGTACCCCAAGCTATTAATTGCCGCCTCATTTTTATCTTTCCATTATCATCAACCCAGTACAATGCAGGTCTCCCTTCATTCATCATCTTGCCAAGGATATCTATCAAGCCAACTTCATCAAGGGCTACTAGGTTAGGAGCACCACCGTTAATTGCCGTAGTTGATGGAGCCACTACTTCTAGTTTTGAATCAACACCCCCTATCTCCCCTTTTTTTGGGCGATAGAATAAACGTAATAAGTTATCTCTGTCATTGTTGACTGTAGGGCGCATCCAGTCTGGAATGTGGTATAAAGGGAATTTTATTTTATCTTCAAATATCTCAATACCTTTTTGTAGAGATTTGGTAATAAACTTAACAAAGTAAGATTTATGGAATATTATTTTCTTTTCACATAAGCCACCAATAGTAGAAGTAAATCCTATCTGCCTTGGTTTCCCTATAAGGATATTGTAACCGCAGTCAAATAAATAACAAACTACCTCTTGGCACTCCCACGCTTTAAATCTTCTTCCACCACCTGCTACATCCCCCTCTTTTAGAAGATGATATTTGTTTAGAAAGTAAAGAGAGTTTTCTGTACACCTTCTTTTTTCGTCTCTTGCAAAGTCAAGCTGGGTTTCCATTGTGTTGTAATCGGAATAAGAAGTGTTCTCTGCTAACCACATTTCCGACTGCTGAACGTAAAGGTTAAATCTCTCATAGGGAATCCTATTAGCAAAACCAGTATTAATGCTGTCTATCCACCTTACAAATTCTTTAGGGTAGTTAAGAGTTTCCTGTTCAGCAGGTTTCCACTCGCTAGTCTTAATTTCCTTTTTGCCTTTATACTTGAAATCTTGTTTGTTATCATACTCATCAATGGTAAGTACTTCATCGTGAGTCGTGGTTTCATCTACCACATCTACAAAGCTATCTGCTATCTGCTCATTCTCGCTCTTTACTGTATCATCAGTATTCAATGCCTTGTTAATGGTAACAGGTATCTTAGGCTTATAATCATCAACGATTTCTATATAGCCGTGCTTCTCTAGTAAACTTTTTTTATTATCCCCAATGGGTATATCGGAATTGTAAAGGTCGTATAAGAATTCTAATCTCCTATCAAGCTCTAGTGAGGTTTTCTTAACGCTAATGGAAGAGGAAGATAAACCCATAGTTGCAAATATAGTAATATTTTTAAAACTCTATGTATGTGCTACTATGCATCACATAGTACTATATTTGTCCTAATTAGCAATTAGCTAATATACTAATATACTAATATATAATATATATATATATATATACTAATTAGCTAATAGACTAATAGAGCTATTACCACAAATTAAAAACCAATAGCTAATTAAGCCCCCTAGGCTATTAAAATACTAAAAGCTATACACACATACCAAAATGCTAATTCAACGCAAAGACGACCCCTCAAATAAAGCGAGAAGCGTAAAATAACCAAAACCACAATACGCATATACGAAACCCACCCCCTACCTAATCCTTCGAGTGGGGGTATATGGTTGCATTATGCGCCCCCAGCTTGGCGAAAAAAAAAATTGCCTTATTAGGTATAACATAGTAGCTTGTATAACAATCCTTTTTTTATAGCATAGTACCAACCTATGCAAAGTACTTGTTTAGGGCTAGTACTGTTATTGACATACTATTTAGCTTTACCCAGTAGCTTGTATGAAATTGTTAATAACTTGTTAATAACTAAAGGGGTGCTAATGTGTTTCGTATTGTTATTATGCCTATACTTGTACTAGTGAAATGAACGTGAACCTTTTAACCCTAATGCCTATGTGAATATCAAAATCCCGTTTATCGGTGAAATACTACAAACGTAGTTGTGTAATTGTTTGCCTAACCTTTGTATCATCTGGTACATCGAAAGCCGAAAGGCTATAACAATCAAACAAATGAAAAACCCAAACACAACAATTAAGTCAAAACTTGTAAAGGATACTAAGTCTAACAAAGTCTTAACTCCTGAAGAACAAATAAAGCTAATGAACGAAGCGATGGCATCCTTTAGAAAGGAGCTAAACGAAACGTTTGATACTGAAGCGATAGCTGTTCATCTGAAAGAAAAGAAAGAGTTAGAGCGGGAGAATTCCGCCAAAGCCAAAGAGGCTATCCGCAACATAAAGGATGCTAAATGGATTGCTGAAGTAACTATCAAACAGATTGAAGTTTCAAAATCTGGCGAAGTAACTGAATTGACAGCTTGTACGCAAACAATCGATTTGCTCGATGCAAACAAGGTGTTCACGAAAGGAACAACCGCACACGATAGAACCTATACAGAAGAAGAAGTAACGAAAGGTCTCAACATCAGAAATGATGGGTCGGAATCTGCCTATAAAAAGGAACAGAATCTGGTGGATAAAAGAGCTTTCAATCAGATTACATCTTCTGTCTTAAATTCAAACCTAGAGATAGCTATGGATTTGCAAGTGCTAACTGCTCACAAGGGAATTTTGGGATTGCGTAGAAACCCGCAACAATATCAAAATTACCTAGATGGTACAACGGATGAGTTACAGTATCGCAAAGATGCCACTCACTCAACCAAACCNTCGCGAGATGCCTTGAAGAACAAGCTTCAACAAGAAGCTAAGCGCTAAAAGGATACGTTTTATTTCACGAATGCAACAATTACCTCACCGATGGATTTTGGGGGGAGTTATCCGAAAGGATGCTCCCCTTTTTGTTTGCTTATCATTTGGCTAATATTAAAAATGTCAAAGTGATAGCGCGTAACTGTGATGTTATGGTAGCGATGTTATTCAATAGTGTCGTGTAGGTTTGATTCCTACGCATCAGCTAACTAATAATTAATCAAGATGGAAGATACTAATATAAGAGAGTACTATTTGTACACTAACACTCAGGACATTGAGTGCTATACTCCTAGCTACGAAGTTGCTAGTATGCGATGTGCTCGCCCTGATGTAATTGCTTGTGTTGATTCATTTGGTGATACGATAACTACAATAGAATTATTATGAGACAAGCTATTAGGATAATATATCTACGTGTCTTGCCTTGTATGATGCTTGTGATGGATTTCTGTGCGTATCACGCAATTTTCAAGGGGCGTGTTTTTGATTTCGGTCCATTTGCACTTATTCTTTTAATGAATCTGGCTGTATTATGGTCAATAATAGAAGTATCACGAAGTTTTAAAAACTACAGATAATGGAACAAGAAGAAGAAGAGGAAGGTGTTTACCTTAAGATATGTATAATTATCATCCTGAATTTAGGTTTTTGGATTCTTTTATTAAAATACGTTTAGCTATGGCAATCAATAAGAAGTGTGATTTTCCAGAGTGTAAGCCTTGTCATTACTATGTTCTAAAAGACGTAGGCTTATATACTTACAAGGATAAAAAGCTAGAGCGGACTCTGTATGACCTTGAGGCTATTTCGGAGGAGATAGAAGAGTGCTTACGGGATGCGACAGGCTTGCGTATTGACGTATTAATTACAGATAATTCAGATATACATTACGAGTCATTAAATGAATAACTATGGAAGAAAATCAGAAGGTATCTAAAAAGCCATATTTGGTTTATATGAACAAGACGTACAATGTGTACTTAACTGATGCATATATCTGGATGAAGAAGTACGGCTACAAGGAGGATGACTTTGAGGGTATTATCTCTGAGGTTGTATTTCATTACAAGCTAGGGGATTCTGATGGAGCAGGTAAGTACGGCTTAGATGACACTCCTGTTATGTTTGTAGGTAAGATTTACCGTGATTTCGATAATCAAAAACGAACACCAGATAAGATATGGTGGGTATATTAAAAAATAATTAAAGATGGGATACTACACCGACTATGAGTTACAAGCACTTTGCGAGTTGCAACGTATTTCATCTGAATACATATTCAAGGGAGTGTATCTGTACTATTACAGAGCTGATGGCAAAAACAACTGCGCCTTTGAAGATTTCTCTGAAGAGATAGGGAAACGCCTTAGTGAGGCGACAGGATTGAAAATTGACGTAACAATAACAGAGCAATGAAAGAAGATAAAGATTTCTGGACCTACCAACTGATGCTAGTGGGCTTTTGGGTCACATTATTGGTAATCGCATATTTAAAATAAAAAAAATGAAAAACAATAATCAATGGACATTTGACCAGGTGATGCTAACTATCTTCTGGTTAATACTGGCTTTAATCGGAACCCTAACTACCTAATAAATTTATTATGATACTACATTCAATTATTCGGGCAATTGACACGCCTAAGTTTAAAGTTGTCAATGTGTTTAAATTCATAATGCTATCCCTTGTGGCTCTTTTATCTTTTATATTTTTGAGTCTGGGGGGGTAGTACTATGTCAGTATTTGGCGCAGTCTTCTAATTGGAATAGGAAGCTGGAGTGTTGAAATATGCACGTCTCTTTGCTAGGCTTTAATAAGCAAGCAAGCAAGAGGAAGTACCATCAGAAATTAGGGTTCGATTCCCTACTGCGCTACTATCATTTACAAAAAAACAATGGATATAATAATTGAAAATAACGAGGTACGTGAGGCTAATACCTTTTGGCTATTAGGATATAGCTTTATTGTTGACAAGGTTACATATTATGTACCTATAGATAAAGTGAATCAATGCTCGCATTGTAGCAATTTTATGTTATACCCTGATGAGCAATGTCCGAAATGCGGAAGAGTAGGTTAAAAAACAAAACTATGAAAGACATCGAACTTATTGCCGAATTTATGGGATTAGAGACGTGTGGGACAGAGTATGTCTGGGTAAATGTACATACTAGCGACCTTGTTCCTTCAGATTCGAAAGAGCGGTGTTCTGTTGAGATAAGAAATGACGAGAAATGCATAAGAATACCTGCCTTATACAAGACCTCTTGGAAATGGCTTATGCCTCTGGTGGAAGAGATTGAATCTAAAGGGTATCCTTTTACAATATCTGGGAATTATTGTCTTATTGAAGATGCTGTGGGTAGTGGGTTTTCTTTAATGCAAGACGACTCAACCAATGGAAAAGATAAAAAAGAATCAATTTTCTTAGCAGCTATTGAATTTATTAAATGGTATAAAGATATCGGAAGATTCTATCGTAAAGTACGGTGTTTTGGGTGCGGAGAGCCTACCGATACTGTAGACGATGGAGTATTTATCGCATACCCAAATGTGTATTGTAAGAAATGTAAAAAATAAAGACCTAAATAAATAAAACAAAAATGAAAGAGAATATATTTAAGGTAGGAGATATCCTAATCGCAACAAAGGAAGCAAATGGACATTACTCTTGCACAACCGAAGGTGTTCAGGTAGTTGTCGTAAGAGAAACTACCCTTAGCACAGGTAAGATAGATGTTGTCTTGCTAGAAAAAATGCCTCCAGTTTACAAACCTAAAGTAATAAAAAGAGATGGTATGCCTGAGGTTTGGTACGATAAATCTGGGAATCGAGTAACCAAAAGAAGTAATACCCATAATGTCCTTTCGTGTTGTTTCAAGCATACCTGTAAAAACACTGCTCTTGTTGGGGCATTGTCAAGTAACAACTCACAATTAGTAATTCTATAAATATTATGCAAATAAATTCAGATTTCCCAGATAAGTATCTGGTCAAAGCAGAATCCTGTCATACAGACGACTATTACGGATTAGCTACAAGAATACATACAGACAAAGTCACTGTCTTTATACTAATTAGATTTAATAGAAAATGGTGTTGGGTATCGCCAGGTAGCGATATGAATTATTGTCAAGGTCATAGTGATTTTGATGAAACTTTAAGACGAGCACTTCTTGATGAAAAAAATGCAGTAGTAAGATTCGATAGCCAATCTGATTTATTTTCATTTTGCTTGAATCCANCTATGTTTTATAAAGCATTAGAACAGTAATCGCCAATGGTATCAGGCGAAGGTTGATACATAGTACTAATTTAAAAAAATATGTTATGATACAAATTGTAAACATACTTCCACCAGTGGATGTAAAAGCCATAACTGAAACTTCAGAGAGCAAGTTCTATACGCTAGAAACAAGCTCTAATCGACCTTTTGTTTTAGTTAGAGCAAATGCAAATGTTGGAGGAAATAAGCAAGAAGACCAGTGGCACTGGGTATCACTTGGTAGCGTAAAAAATCGTAAGACAGGTTTTGTGACGTTTCAAGAGGCTATAAATACAGAGGTAGCAGTTGACGAAAATATCGTTAAGGAGCACGATACGTTATATGCAACCTTCAAGTATTTAGGTGAGCGTGCTAAGGTTTATCAGCCAGATAGTTAGGCTGTAAGTTTAATCTCGTAATAAAGTTGTCTTCGTTATGCGTTAAGAGGAAAGCATATTAAAATATTCCTGCATTCACAAATAGTCTTAATGAAAAACGGACAATGGGAACGGCTTGCTTGAGGACTCGCAAGTTATGGGTGAGATAAACAATGCGAAGACCATTTATTACGAATAAAAAAACAATAATGAATTCAACAATTAGATTGAAATGCGATTCACAAATGCGTTCCTTTTTAGCAAATTGTCCCGCTAACTCTGTCTCTTCTTTCTTAAGAAGAGCAAGAAATGGACAAACTTATGACGATGTAAGTTGCAAATATTATCAAGTTAAGCAACCTAACTTTATAAGGGTAGAAAACGGCTCAAAAGGAATCGTATCCTATGTAGAGACAGTACATATAAAAGCCAACCCAGATAAGGGATTTGGAGATTATATATTCTTACCTGTCAGGATGGCTCAAAAAAAGCTTAGCGAAGATAAGAAAACTGACTTGCTTCAGTATGAGGGGGTAAAAGATTGGGATGAATATTGGAGGTTTGTTAATGACCCATATTCTGAAGAGTTTGATAAACATAGAACCACTACAAAAATAGGGAGGCTGATTCATAAAATATTTACAAAAGATGGATTAGCTGCTTACGTACTAACAGATACAAAAAACGAAAGATTTGTAAACGCTTTTAAAGGGTTCTTTGTAGAAGACGATGAAGAAATGGTTCAGGTAAATGGAGACGATATCTTATGGGGCTATCTAGACGCTAACTATTATTCAGAGTGGGGCGAGAATGGAAGCTTATTTAGTTCGTGTATGCGATACGATTATAAGAATCATTATATGACAATGTATGTCAATAGTTCAAGTTGCTCTATGTTAATTTTGAAAAAAGATGGATTAGTTTCTGGGAGAGCCTTGTTGTGGAAAACGAATTGCAATACAAAATTAATGGATAGGATTTACACAATAAGAGATTCAGATGTTACAAAATTTACGAATTGGGCAAAAGAAAAAGGATATCTTCACAAAGAAGAGCAATCGTATGATAATGATACGTTTATCGACCCTGAAACAGATGATACAATAAACCAAAACTGGGATATCAGCGTATCACCGCCTGATAACTTTTACCCATATTGCGATACGTTTTATCGATATTGTGATATATCAGGCATAATAACGAATAACGAGGATGAAGGCGATGATGAGTTAAGAGGCGAAAATGGCGAGACAGACCTTCGTAGGCGTTCTATAATAAATACGGATGATTTATTAAAAACAACCGACGATGATGTCGTGTATGTAGATGACCACGATGGGTATGCACCATATGGCGAGGCAGAAAGATGTAAACACCACCAATCTTACTTTCTAACTGACGATGTAGAGTTTTCAAGCTATGAAGATGATTTTGTACCATTAAATTCAGGCTACTTCTCTGAGCTATACGATTGTCAGCTATTTAAAGATACTTCAAGATACTCAGGATACCACGGAACATACATCCCTACTGATGAGGCATCAGAGTGGATAAATAAAGATGGGGATTACGATTTTATAGATTGTAGCCATACTGAAACATACATAGATGCAGTTAATTCAGCTTATGTTATCCCTGTCGAAATAGCATTAGAATCTAAGTACCATAAAGGATACGTATCGCCTAACAACAGCGATGAGGTAGTAAGATTAGACGGAACAAAAGATTATGCAAATCGACGCTATACTACTAGGTGTAAACACACTGGGAGATTAGTATTAAAGGATGACTCATATTACATATGGGGGACTGGGTGGGTCTTAAAAACTTTTACCCAAACCCATAAAGAATCCATCAGGGAAGAAGAACCAAAATATCTAGCAGATATACGTAAACAATAATTCAATTAATTCTAACTAATAACTATATATATGAAAAACAGAGATGTAAAAAGAGTTAGGATGCTGAGAAATATTCTTAGTGTTCAATCTGAATCTGGAGAAGAGGGGAGGGTTCGCCAATCCATAATGATGAGATTGGAAAACATAAAAAAGTCATTACCAGAAAAAGAGCAAGCTAATTTTGATGTATACCAAAAAGAAGGGAATATTTTTGTCACAAGAGGCAAGATTAATAAAAAGCAAAAGTATCCCTGCGTTGTATCGCACACAGATACTGTTCATAGTTTTCACAAAAGCTTTGCAGTCAAAGAGCACAATGGTTGGCTGTTTGCTTTTGGCGGAGAGGAAGTTGAGCAAAAAGGGATAGGCGGAGACGACAAGGTAGGCGTTTTTATAACCCTAGAGATGATTGCTCAACACAAAGTAATCAAAGCTGCATTTTTTGCTGAAGAAGAAATAGGTCTGGTTGGCTCTAGCCGAGCCCCTGCTTCATTCTTTGAGGACTGTGGGTTTGCTTTACAATGCGACAGAAAGGGAAATAAGGATTTTGTAAATGAAATCAACAATGTAAAATTGTATTCGGATGAATTTTCAAATGAAATTGAGCCAATTTTAAAGCAGTTTGGATATAAGGAAACATCAGGGGGGAGTACAGATGTAACAAACGTAAAGAAAAAAGCGGATATCTGTGTTGCTAATATGAGTTGTGGATACTTTGACCCCCATTCAGATAGCGAGGTGGTTCACATAACAAGCGTTTTTAGGTGTTCTGATATGGTTTCAGCTATAATAACTCAATGCGGTAAAAAAGCCTGGAGACACAAGTAC